TACAAAACATTTATTTTATGAATCCTGTTTTACTGGAACCCATTCTGTAACAGGAACCATTTTCTCTACTTTTTTAACTTCATATGGCTGGTTATAGAACTCATTTTCTTGCATCTCTGTCGCCCCTTTCTCCCAATCAATAGCAAAACACTTATCACGTAACTCGATAATTGACTGCGTAGTAATCGACCATCTTCCTCTATCTCCTTCAAGTTCTTCGAATTGATAATCAAAAACCAATTCTTTAAGCTCGCCTTTTGTCAAATCAATTCCTTCTGTAATTTTGTCGTACATGATTTCTTTGAAATTGTCGCCATAATAGTCGTTATCATTCCATTTTGTTTTATCTGTAATCATTCTTCTATCTCCTTTTGTCAAATAATTATGATTGATCCATTTCTTTAACTTATCATTTGCATTCATGAGTGCACTCTCTCTACTAGTACATCTGATCTAAATGTACATACTGGACGAATGTTAAAAGACTCCGCACAATAACATTGTTTGACAACTCCACATGTATCAACAGCACAAATAGCTGAACGATTTTCTTCTGATACGGCAGTTAATAATACCCATTCAATATGACCTGGAAATTTTGTTGGGTACTCTAAATACTCCCTGTATAGCCTATATTCGTCTAAAGTTAGTAAAGAAACTTTATCAATACTTATTTCATTCGCCATTGTTCCATCAAGTGCCATTAAATTACGTTCCATATACTGCAACACATCATGATGACAATTATCTTCAATTTCACATTCGATATATTTTAAATCATGACGAAGACGACTAGGTTCCCATCTGTTACAATATGTGTCGAATGGCTTTGTATCACCCAAAAAATCTTTCATAATGCAAAAACAAGTTTTTAATACCTTAAACTGATTTAACACAATCCATTCATACCCTGCTACCTTAAAGGTATCACCAGCATTTAATGTTTGAAGCTCTACTTTTTCTGAGGTACAATCATTTTCTTCCGATTTCATCATATCTTTATCTTCAATTACTTTTACGACCGCCTTGGCAATGTCATAAATATCTTCTTTATCTAATGTCAAGTTTTCTCTCCTTTATATCATAATTTTATGACCACACTGTGGGCAGTGAATGAATTCCACATACCCACTACAGTAGCTGTATCCGACAAGTTCAGATTTAATATCGGATTCATCGAATCTCAATTTGGCGCCACATCCATTACACTTCACTTTGCGTTTAGTTCCACCTTTCAAAATCTTAATCATCTTTCTCTACCTCGACTTCGATTGGATGCTTGCACTGTGGGCAGATAATATAGTTTGGTGGGTATACTGGTTTGAGAGTTCTGAAATCAATCGTTCGCTTTGGCTTATCTTTAATATCATTTTTCTCATAACTCAACTCCGCACCACAATTTTCACAGGTACATTGTTTGCGTGTTCCTTTTTCTAAAATTTCAATCATTGGTCTCGCCTTTCCTTCGTATTTGGCATACTCCATCATCAACATTCTCAGTTGTAATTTTTGATATGTAAGTAATTGAATGCCAAAATATTCTTCAATAAAAGCAACTATATCCATAGATACAACTACCTTTCCTTAATTTTCTTCATTTTTCTAAAATTTCCTAAAATCGCATCGACCAAAACCCTTGTAAAATAAGGGTTTTTTGACGGTCAATTTTGCGATAAAATATTTCTTTTATGTAACTAATCATAAATTTGGAATGAATAGTTTTTCAGTTGCCTTTTGCCCGTTTGTACGATTAGCATCTTGACACACTGTGCGTTCTTTTTGCCAAATGCATTTAAATTCTTCACTTGGCATATCGTATTCGCTAATAATAACAAAGTTATTTTGTGCAATATCATGACAAAATTTATAAAAATGATCATAATTCATACAACTTTTAGCGTAATTACTTGTGCCTTTATATGGCGGATCAAGATATAATAAACAATTTTTTACATCCTTGAAATAGTTATAGTCGCATGACATAAAAGAAATATTCTTTAATGAAATCGCTTGTTTTCGTAAATTAATCACTCTCTCATAATAAATATTTCTTTTCCCAGTTCTAACTTGTCCAAATCCACCATTGTAATATTTACCCCCGAAACTTGCGCAATATCCAATCAGGGCAGTGTACTCTTTAGAATATTTGCCTCCTCCTGCTTTGCGGTTTTCTCTAACATCCATATAATGTTCTTTTGAACAAATTTTTGGAGCAATTGGAATCGTTGGATTTTTTTGAACGTATTTCAATAATGCAATCAATTCATCATTAATGTCTGCGCCAATTTTGTTTTTACATTGAATCTTATCAATAATATTGGCTCCGCCAACAAATGGCTCTATGTATGTTTCAATATTGTTATCATCAATATATTTCTGAATAATCGGTACAATATATTTTGCAATTCTATTTTTACTTCCTTGATATACTATTTTTCTTTACCAGAAAGCCCATATGGTTTACAGTAGCTACACTCTCATTTTCCTTTCTGGTTTATTATTTAATTAAAGTCATCAATTAGCAAATTCTCACAACTCTAAATTCGTATAATCCTACACCATCCTCAAGTGCAATAGTGTCATGTTCTGTCGTAGTAATAAATTCATTATCTATGCCAACAACTGGCATATGATCTGGGTGTTTTGCTAACTCTTTTTTGAGCTGTCCAACTGTCATATGTTTTGGTTCTTCCATTACATTCTTACCACTTTCTTGTCTGCTAACTCTTTTACTCTATCAGTCAAAGTAACTGCTACTACATGCGTTCCCATATAAGCATCAAGAGCTTCGCCAATTAAATTGTATCCTTCATCAATAAGAACATGATCATAATTCATTCCACGCTTGTTCTTAACTTCTTCTACAGTCATAGGCACTGGAATAATTAAGTCAAGATCGTTTGCTTTGTCTAATAATAGCTTGACCTGTGAATGATTCTGCACAATAATCGGATACTGTGTTGTAGCACTTGTGTAAAGCAACTGTGTTGTTTTGCCCGTTGCTCTGTCTTTAATAATCAGTGTTGTTGGTTTATTTGTTATCATAGTTTGCAATCTCCTCTTATATAAAATATCTCTGAAGCACATCTTTGAATCTTAGAGGACTATCAACAATGGTCCGTGAATACTGAAATTGTCTTAAAAAATTCATAACAGTTCTAGCATCTGCACCGCTTAAAGGAATAAATTTTACATATTCAGGTCTCCCAGCAATACATACGACTGCCCACGAACGCTCTGAATCATGAAACCCAACGTCAACTGCTACGTCAGTAATTTCGTTGTACATCTTCTTCATTTCTTCATTCTGCTTTGTTGAAATCTGACACTGACGAGCTGCCTCATCGCAATTACTTTGGGCAATTTTTAACGTAGTATTGCTTTCATCAATTTCATTTTTTAAGGCATCAATATCTGGTTGTAGGATTTCTAGCAACCATTTTCTAATTTTCTCTTTTAATTTCTGGAACAATTAACTCTCCTTTTATATTTCACACGATCCATTTAATCCATATGGTTCATAATACAAACCATTTACCCAAACCCAGTTATCGTCTTTGTATATGAGGAATTCAACTGTCTCAAAATCACAATAACTGTCACTATCTTTGTCTTCACGAACTGCATATACAGTGATTGGTTTCTTAGGTGTTGGAGACCTGCCAATTTCTTGTATTTTAAACATCTGAATCCTCCCATACTACGTTGACTTTGAACCCTAATTCCTTTAAAACATCTGTAAAATCATCAACATCTAATTTATGGTTTTCTATTTTAGTCCCATTGACTTCAATAGATTGCCAGTCGTCATATTTAATGATCGTAATTGTATTTGGTTCTTTTACTTCTTTGTCTTCTTTATATTCCTCTTTGTACATGTCAAAGTCTTCGCATAAAGCACACTCAAAAGAAGTATACCTATTAGCACAACTTTGACACTGTGAATATAAATTGTCTAAATATCTATTCTTTTCGCTCATATTTCTCCTCGCAAATATCTTTAGATTAGATTTTCTTCTCGACTACAACTATTGTGTCATTATGTGCTCCACCATGCGGAACAAGTAAAATTTCTTGAATTTCAAATCCATATTTCTTACCAATACCACCACTATTCCAGCCGCAGCTAATAACAATTCCATTTGGTGTTACAATTCTACTAATTTCTGCCTTTTGTTTTGCCCAATAAGAAGCTTGAGTTGTTTTCATATTTACAGACATTCCTAATTTTTTATAACTTTCACTTACCTGTCTTGGACTATATGGAGGATCATACAATACTGTATCTACTGATTCATCAGCAAATATTTTGAGGAAATCAATCGCATCCATGTGAAAAGACGTGTCGTATGAATTATCAATATCATTCGTAACATTTGCAATTTTACATTCATTAGCAAACGGATCTATACTATATCCATGTATATATTTATCAACCAATTCTTTAATTGGTTTAATCAGAAATGTGTGTTTATTTGGCATTGACCAAACTCTATTTATTATCATTTATGTCCTTTCTAATTCCACTCAAAATCCATTCAATTACTGGCTCTGTCCACCCATTGCCCATCAGATTTCATACTTCTTTGTATAAAAATTTGGGGCTAAATGGACTTGACTTTCTATCAAATCTTTTATCATAAAATTCTTGTACTGTTTTACATCCTTCTTGCCTATTTGACGTAAACAATTGACAGCACTTACAGTCACAAACATTAGATTTAATAAGTTCTGAATTAATATTTTCTTTCGTATAATCAATACCATATTTATATATCATTGCAGTATTATTGAAATCAGTTGTTTTGTTTGTTAATGTATCTCCGCAACAACATTTTGAGGTTCCCAAATAATGCAAATCATTATCTGCAATACTATATGAGATATGATAATGTTGCAATTTTTCAATCAATGGCTGATATAAGTTTAATCGAATGTTTGGTTTTAAATTTAACAATCCCATTTGCGTAAAATTAGACTTATCCAATCCAGTAAGTTTTAATAGGTATTCTTTATGTTCCTTATTTTGTGGAACAATTTTAAACCTTCGATAGTAAAATGATCTGCGTCATGAAACATATCAATAATATCTGTAGATGAAATTCCTGGAATGAATGGTTGGATTCTAATGCCAACTTTAAATCCATTGTCTTTTAAATTTCGATATAATTTATATCTTTCTAAGATATCTGGAACATTTGGCTCTATTGATTTGTCGTTAGTTACATTTGTTACAGACATTTGGAAGGTATGTAAATCTGACTCAACTTCACAACCATACAGTGTTGAAGATTTTGTACTAAATAAAATATGAATATTGTATGGTTTAGTAATATCAATCAACTGTTTTGTAATATGAAATTTCTCTTCTGCTGGCTGGAATGGATCGCTCATACCACCACAATGCCAATCATATCGTTGAGATATTAAAAAATCTAAAAAATTTGTTTTATCCACTTTATTATGAACGAAAATTTTATCTAATCGACGCTCAACGGATTTAACATTACCAATTTGTAAATTTTTATCAAATTCCATTATCTTCCTATAATTAGAAAAACAATATTTACATCCAAAACTACATGTTTTATATGTATCTACTCGAATAGGTAATCCGCATATTGCAAACTTACTACTTACATTCAGCGGATTGAAAGTTTTGTTTTTATTTTCTGTCATTTAAACCTTATATTTACAAGGCAGCGCACTGCGTTTTACCTAGGATTACTTAATAAAACCTTTCTTATGTATTTGTTTTGTATTGTTTTACCTACAAAAATTGAAACGTAGATAAAAACAAAATTTTAAAGTCATCATATGGAAGAAATAAGACATGTCTAATCTATAGATATTTCTCCTCGAATAGTCATCAGAAATGTAACTAGAAATGTTACATTATATATAAGTTGCGATGCCAACACTAATTACACAAATATAACTTGTGATCATCGCCCATTGAATATAGAGCTTCAATAATCCTGAAGCCTTAAAATCTTTTATTGAGTCAATATTTCTCTTAACTATAGAAATAAATACTGCCACAATAAGCCACATCAACATGATTATTGTAATCGTTAAGCTTGTTGTTAACATTGATTGTCCAATAAAAAAGAATATGTTTTTTAAGATTCTTTTACACCAACCTTTCTTAACATTTAATCAAAATCAATGTCATCTGCATGATGTCTCTCCTACTTTTTTAAATCTGTATTTCTGTTCCACATCAGGGTATTTCTCGTGATCAACTTCACTCAGGAACATTTCTACTGGTCTAGCGTAAATATTGAAATCTCCATACATTGCCTGATAGATTACCAACTGCTCATCTGTTTCTGTATGAGTTGCAATGTCAATCACTCTGTAAAAATGTCCTTTGAAGTGTTTGTAAATATCATCTTTCTTTGGTAAATCTCTGTTATTCATGAATTGATTCAAACCTCCCTACTAAGCCACCAAGCACAAACCCTTTCCCAGTAATACTATCTTTATTGGCAAATTCAGATGAAATAAATCCATTGAGTCTGCAAGCTTTGTCATTTTTCAATTCTGTTTTATATCGTTTGTAAAAATCCACAAGATCATCTCGACTAACGCCAAGTGCAGAAACTACAAATTCAAGCAATTCCTTATCACTGAAATCGTCTCCTCGGCAAAAATTACAACTACGAATTTCTTCCTCAGAGCCATCTTCGTGTGTAACCACTTCTTCTCTATATCCGTCTACTGCTGCACATTCCTCACTACACCAAGCCATACCACAATTGCAGAAAACAACTCCGTCTGCGCAATCAGCAAATGTCTCGCCACATTCACATGTTCTATAATCTGTACTCATATTTACTTACTCTCCTGTTCATTATCTTCTTTCACAAGAATTGCTTTCCAAGTTTTGCTGTTACATGAGGATGTTGAAATTTTGTAACCTGCATCTAAGTAATTGTCTACACAATTTTTAAACTTTTCAGAATTTTCTTCTTCTACAACTACACATCGACTACCATCCACTACATGATCGATATTTTTCTGCACAATTTTTTTTAAAATATTGACTTGATGTAATAAATCATAAGTTGGAATTGATGTGATGTTATTAATGCTTTTATAGCTCATGCAAACGCTTAGTGTACCAATAACTTCTCTTATATCATCTAAGGTTTCTTTTGTCATACCTTCTCCTTTCTAAATTGTCTTCCACCATAGATCGTGTACTTTTTTATAGCCACCTCGACTTGGTACATCTAATACTCTGCGAACTTTCTTATTGGACAGTTTCTTATGAAATCTGTAATCATCCCAAGCGCTGATATAAAATCTTTTATAGTAGGGTTTCTTACGTGGTATTTCATAGAATCCACAATAATACTTGTCCACATATTGCACAGGTTCAGGATACCCACCAACATTCTTAAATCTCTCCAACCTTTGATAATAACTACTCCTACGGTTTCTTTTCTTTAACATTGTCTTGCGATTCTGCTGAAATTTTGTAGGAACATATTGTAGAAAATCCGTATCCTGTGGACAATCTTTTGATTTTGGCATAATTAGCACACTCCTTTCTATAGTGGGATAAAAGTGGAATTTTACTCTGTTATATTATTGTATGGTGGCAAAGGTTGATCTTTATCGGCTTCGTTCCACAAAACTACTTTGTTGGCACATATAGATATTTTTACATCAATCACTCTTTGGTTTGTCGATCCTGCCCACGGATATGACATATCTTTCAATTCGTCTACATACTGTCCATCCACAAGGACATCTATATAAGGAAGAATCTCAAGTCGGCAATCGTACATAAGATGGTTTGTTCTACTTCTGCGAGAATACTCAGCCAAGTCTAAACCGATGTCTTCTGCCTTATTTCCTGTATATAACCAGATTTTTTTGTCTGGTATAAACTCTTTGACAAATTTGCATATTGCAGAAACACCATCTCTATTTTCTTTTGCTAAAGGCTCACCGCCAAGAATACTTAACCTTGTATATTGGGGCTTTGATAACTGATGCAATAGTTCCTCAATTTCTTTAAAAGTTAATTTATTGCCGCCATTAAAATCCCACGTTTCTTTATTAAAACAATTCTTACAATGGAAGTGGCATCCTTGAACGAAGAGGGCTACGCCAAGCCCTTCTCCGTTGCTAATGTCCATTTTTCTTATTGAAGCGTATCTCATCTATTCAGCTCCTTATCATCTAAGTGGTAAACTCGATCATGGATATCACCATATCTTCCTTGATTGCCTCCATTCTTAGAAGTCCCAATGTAACCACAGCATCTGAATGCAATATCCATAGTCGAACCATCTTCATTTCTACACTGAGGACATCTCCATTTCAAAATACCATCTTCGTCAACTAATGGAATATCGCCAGAGTATCCACATTTTTCACAATAGCAGCTCTTTGTATTGATTTCTGCATACATAATATGATCGTACATATATTTAATTACTTCCAATAAAGCACTCACATTATGTTCCATATTAGGAGTTTCAATATAACTTATTGCCCCTCCTGGACTGAGTTTCTGGAATTTTGATTCAATACGAAGTTTGTCAAATGCGTCAATTTCTTCAAATACTGGAATATGATAGCTGTTTGTAATGTAATTTCTGTCCTTCCCGTCAATTTTTTTAAACACATCATTACCAAATCGTTTCTTTAAACACTTGGCAAATTTATACGTTGTAGACTCTAAAGGCGTACCGTAAATACTGTAATCAATGTTTTCTTCATTCTTCCACTGCTCACATTTGTCATTCATTCGTTTCATGATTTCTAATCCAAATTTTTCACCAACTCCACCATCTGAATGAGAATGTCCAGTCATATATTTGACGCATTCATATAATCCTGCATAGCCTAATGAAATAGTTGAGTATCCATCAAATAATAATGGATCAATTACCTCATGCTTTTTCAGTCTGCTATATGCCCCATACTGCCAAAGAACAGGTGCTACATCTGACTTTGTTCCAAGGAGACGTTTATGTCTTTCTTTAAGTGCTTTATGACATAATTCTGTTCGTTCATCAAACAATGCCCAAAATTCATCCATATTCTTTTTAGAAGACAATGCGATATCTGGAAGAGATAATGTAACGACTCCTTGGTTAAATCTACCATAATATTTATGCTGCTTTGGGTCATAATTTTTTGCGTGTGCAATATTGCCAATCCCTTTGTCTGTAAAACGATCGGGTGTTAAGAACGACCTGCACCCCATGCAAGTATAGACGTCGCCTTTTAACTCTTTCATAACCTTTTCAGAGATGTAATCTGGAACCAATCTTTTCGCAGAACATTTTGCTGCTAATTTTGTCAGATACCAATATTCTGTAGATTCGTCACAATTATCATCTTCCAGGACATAAATTAATTTTGGAAATGCTGGTGCAACAAATACACCATCTTCATTTTTCACTCCTTCATCTCTTTGTCTAATCATCTCTTCAATCAATAAAGCCAAATCTTTTTTCTCTTGCGGTGTTTTAGCTTCATTCAGATACATAAAAATGGAAATAAATGGGGATTGTCCGTTAGTCGTCATAAGCGTGATCAGCTGATACTGTATAATCTGTATACCTTTTTTGACTTCTTCATACAATCTATTGGCTACAATTTTTTCAGATCGGAAGAGCACACGT